TGGTCGGCCGGTGGGTTAACCCTGTTGGGCGCCTTCACGACGCCACCTCATGGGTCTCGGCTGGCGCTAGAGCCGGGGCCGTCGGCTGGACTCGAACAGACGGCAGCTGCATCAACAGCTGCATGATCGGGTTGGTCTGGGTCCACGGGATCTCGAGCTGGCCGATGAAGTCGGCGATCGCTCTGATCTGCTGGGCCGTGATTGCAAACATTTGTGGCTCATTCATCGTGTCCTCCCTAGTTGATGGACCTGCTGACCTCGTACCAACTTGTCCCATCGTGAACAAGCTCCAGCACGGAATCGTCCGCCGACGTGAACACGCCAGATAAATCGACGGTGTCGGCCGCGTGGGTGTTGTCGTCCGTGACCGTGACGAGGGCGTCGATGAACAGGAGCAGCAGCCGCATGCCCTCATAGCCACCCGTGATGGTCGCGATGGTGTTGCCGCCCGCATCGCCCGTCACCTCGGCGAAGCTGGACGTTACGGCAAACGTCACGTCGGTGGCCCCGAGGACGACCGGCTCCTTGCGGCTGGCGGTGGCGCCGCCGGCGCGTGACGACCAGCCGGTGCCCACCTGCATGCTGTTGGCAACCACATTGGCCCCTTGGCCGAGCTGAAAAGAGTTGTCGGCGAGCGCCTCAATGTTGGCAGTGATGGCCAACCCAAACCCGAGCGCACCTCTTCCGCTCGCTGTGATGGAAAAGCCGTCTGCAGCCCCGCCGGCGTGAGATCCTTCTCCGCTCGCCGCAATGCCAGCCGCTCCGTTTAGGCTATTGGCACTGCCCGTCGCGACTGCGCCCCTGCCGCTGGCTTCTACTGTTGCATCGCCGAGCGCGCCGACTGGCGCATATGATGACGCTGAAGCGAACGCTGCTGATCCAGTTGCTCGTACTACCGCATTGAAGCTGGACTCGCTAATTGCAGCGCCAGTCGCGAAAGGCGCGTCGCCAAACATCGAGCTAACTTCGGCTCCCCCAGAATCGAATGAGTATGCGATTCCTCGGGCTACCGAGCCTTCAACATGAGCTTGGATACTAGCCACGCCAGTAATTGCGTACGCATATCCGCCTGCGTTTGCACCAGCTTGACCTGCTAAAATGCCGACCGATGATGTTGGCGTTTCTGACTCAGCCTTACCGTGCGCAAACCCACCGCCATACGCTATTACGTTCGCGTTACCATCAATCGTGAGTGATACGCCGAACGCGATTCCGTCGGTGGATAAAAGCGACGCGTATCCGTCACCGCTGACTAGTGCGCGACCTATGCTGAGTCCGCGTTGTGCGAATAACGCTGCGATCCCACCAACTGTGGCCCCAACCGTTCCGGCAAGGATGCCAGTTGTCTCTATGTTCAAGCTTTCGACGCCGCCGGATGCCTGTTTCTCTGCAAACGTGCCCTTTGCAGAAAGCACGTTAGCCCATCGAACGAATTCATTTCCAAGTGCGCTCGTGTTATCGACATGCGGTTCGATCGCGCTGGGCACGATCAACGATTCAATACCTGGCCAAAGGTCCCCGACCTTTGGAACGGCTGGGGCGTCTTGGAGCAGCCGCATGCCGGTTCCGACCTGAAGACTCATGGGTTCTGTGTTGCTACCCGGACCAAGCTGCCAGCCGTTGTCAGCGCTCGCGATGATGTCAGCGTCAAGTGCGTACCCGAACGCGCCACTGCCTATGCCTGAAGCTACCGCTGACGCATTGGCGGCTACGGACTCGATATATGCATTGACGAACGAGGCGGTCCCGCTGGCTTCGAGCAGCGCGGCGAAACCACCGACTGATGACACCCTGCCGAACGCGTGGCTAGCCTTCCCAGTAGCTCGAGCGATCGCGGAAGAGGCTACGCCCTCAGAATAGACATATGCGTCGCAGAAGCTGGGGTCGTAGTAGCTAACCCCGGCGACAGCTTGTGAGCTGCCCTCTGCGTAGGCAAGAGAAACGCCACGCACGTGCCCTTGTGGTGTTGCCGTCAGGCGGGACACGGAACCTGTGTCCGCTTCGACGTACCCGCGGCACGTAGCGTAGTCGGCGGCGGTAGCCTCTGCGCGGGCAGCTAAACCATAGGCTATTGCCGTGGCAACAACCTCTCCGCCGTAGTACGCATGGACCAACGCGGACGCGTCGGTGCCGACGTAAACATGGGCCAGCACGGTTCCACCGGTCGCATTGATTTCAGCCAAACCACCGTCTTCAACGAAAACGCTTGAGCCCAGGAGAAACGAGTCATTCAGCCGGTTGATGAGTGCAGTGCCCAAGCCGTCCACATTGACAACGTGGCCAAAAATGGCGCCGCCGTGGATGTTGGTGAGTCCAACGTCTTCTGCGAACAGCACGGAAGAAGTGTCCCCTTCGATCGTCAAGGACTTGATCTTCTCCGTCGAGAGATCACGGACCGCAAGTTCTCTCCATCTGGCCGCAGCTTGTGCGTCTGACCCGCGGATATCGGTTCCGCCTAGAATCACCACCCCAAGTCCTGGGTACGGTCTCGAATACAAGGACGTGGACCCGTCAAACGCCTTGGCAACGTAGATCGATTGGTCGAATCCTGGTGTCAGCGTGTAGATGCGGACCGTATCGCCGACAAGTAAAGCAGCGGGCAGTGCCACAACCTCAGAAGCCAGCACGGTGTCGAGGCCCGCCGCCACGATCAACGCTTGCACCTCCAGCTGCGCTGTGGCCGCGTCCGTAACTGCTCCAGTGAGAATCAGCTGAAAAGGCGTGGTGTCATTGATGACCAACTCCAGGGTGGCATCCCCCCAAGCCCCGGACCACAGAAACACTTCGGCCGGACTCGCTGCAGCAGCTTCGAGCCCGAACGAGAACTGGTTATCTACGGCCGGAATCAGGTCTTGGTCTACGACCCACCGCCTTGCCGGCAGCTCGGCCTCTCCGTATGTCGTGGAACCGATCCCAATGCTGTACGTGATGAGAGGATCGGAGTTTGTTGTCTGGTTGAGCGTGAGAGACGAGCCAGTGCCAGGGAGGGAGCGTTCGATTCTGATGGAAGTATCGGACACCACAATGGGTATGATCTCGTCGTCCAGGCCCAGTATGGACAAGTTCGAGAGCATGAACGAGGCCAACTCGGACGGGTCGTTGTAGGAGTTGTTCGTGAAGCTGAACTGATCTGCCTCCTCGGTCTCGATCTGGAAACTAACTTGCCTGCCGAATAGGAGATTCGAAATCAAGATGGAAGCGCGTGACTCGGCGACAGCGTTGCGACCAATCTCCAGGGCTGCGTCTGAATCCGGCACCATATCGTTCGCGGATCGGAACACCCGGGCCCAGTCACCACCGAAGTCTTTCTGCCAAAGCTGAGCTGGAATCTCTTGCTGGTAGTAGGTGCCGACGGGGGCACCGGTCAGGATGGCGGGAGCCGCAATGTCGTTGGGGTCACCGTCGTACGAGCAGAACGTGGCCGTTAGGAATGATGGTCGTCGTCCCAGCTCGTCGGCGGCAAACGTTTCGAACGGTGTTGGCATCAGATGGTCTCCTCAAACGCCAAAAGCTGGGCTGTGCCGCCAGAGTTGGTGCCGGCCGCGACGGTGTCGAGCCAGATCAGCGTCGTAGGATTCACGCCGACGGCGTCGATAGTGTAGCCATTGATGACCGGCGGGGCCGTGCCGATCGGCTGTCGGATCGACTGGCTCGCCGTCGCCGTGAATTGTCCGGCCTGCACCTTGCTGAAGTCCGAGACTTCGGCGCCGATCGCCGTGGTGGTGGCGAAGGCCGCGAACGTGAGATCGCGCTGCACCATGCCGCCCAGCGCGTAGCTACCGTCCCCGCTGATCGTGCTCTGCGTCAGGCCGGCGAGGCCGGTGGCCAGCAAGGCCTCCCACGTGAACGTGCCCTTCTCGTCAGGGACCAGCTCGCTCACCCGCAGGCTGCGGGTCCACACCGATGGTCCTCCGGCCCACATGCCTAGGAACGTGCCTCGGGACCCGCCGGAGTCGGCGTCGAGCGCGGGCGCCGACAGCAGCGGCTGGTTGCTCGACAACGTGATGACGTGGTCCTGGGCCGCTGTCCCATTGTTGCCGCCGCTGCGAAGCCGGGCCGCTGGCTCCATCACCATGATGGTCGGAGCCACGTTCGCGATGATGACGACCGCGTTAACGGTCGTCTGGGCCCCGTTGGCGTTCCTGGTCATGAGGTAGCGGAAGTTGGTCGTGGCCCCGTTGTAGATGGCGCCGGCCGTGCACGTCACCGACTTGCTGCCCTCGAAGACCGCAGGATTGGCAATGGACAGCTGGGCGGCCGTAGGGTCGGAGTACGCGATCGAGTTGTAGTCGGCGGCCGTGTTGATGACGGTCGCGGACTCGACACCCTTCAGCGCGCCCTGGCCGCCAGGGTACACGACCAAGCTGACGGCACCGCTCGGGTGCAGGTTGTTGAGCGTGACGACGTGGACCCCGTCGGTGGTGCCGCCGCCGAAGTTCGTGTCGCGGGTCGCGGAGTACGCGGCCGTCACGGAGTCGCGGACCCGCACGCGAGCAGCCAGCGCCTGCGCTGCAGTACCTCGATTCGCAATGGTGATCGAGACGGTGGCGGATAGGCCTGACGGCACCGCGATCTGCTGCGAGATGCCGGCCCCGAAGTCCTGCACGTCCACCTGGTCGAACGCCTTGTCGGCCGTGACCTGGACCTGGAACGTGTCGCCGGCCTTCACCTCGGTCTGCAGGCCGCCCGGCCCCGTCGGGTACGGACCCGTGAACGCCGCCGCCGTTATGGCGGGCGGGAGGTCGAGCGTGACGTCGCAGGTGTCGAGCGCGCCGTCCTCGCCGTCCGGCGTCAGCACGACCGCTTCGATCGGGCCGCTGGCGCCCAGCATGATCGGGACGCTGCCGGAGTAGTACGCGCCGGACACGCGCGTCAGTTCTGCATCGACGCCGGCGACCCGGACCAGCGGGTAGCTGGCCCGCACCACGATGTTCATGGTCCCGGTCGAGACCGTCGCGGACTGCAGCACCGTGTTGGCCGGGTCATCTTGGAAGATCCGGTTCGTCACGGACTCGCCGCCCGCCACCGTGATGTTCTCGATGTAGATCCAGCCGCCCCCGACCGCGACCGGCTCATCGTGCCAGTTGGTCAGTCCGAAGCCGCGCTTGACCTGCGAGCGGATGGCATTGAGGTCGTCCTGCAGCGAGGCCGCGTCGGTCTCGAGCGTGGGTCCGAAGGGCAGGTCGTCGTCGAACGTGTTGGACTGGCGGATCTGAACGTCCTGGTCGAGCTTCGTTCGTGCCATGGCAGCACGATGCTACCAGTCAACCTAGACCGGGATCGAGTCCCTGATGTCCGACAGCACCTTGACGATCGCCTCGAGCGCCTGGATGCCTGCATCCATGTCCTCCGGGTCCATGTCCTCGGAGACATTGATCGGAATCTCGGGCAAACCCACGATCTTCCCGAAGGAGTTGATCAGCTCGATGAACGTCGACATGCCACCGAGTGCCGCCTGCAGGGCCGTGAACTGCGTCTGCACGTTGAGGCTCGCGGCGTCGATGATGCACTGGAGCGCCGGGACCTCGCCGACCATGGACTCGGCCGCGTCGATGCGGGCGAGCTGGCGGTTGAGCGCCTCCAGCTCGTTCACGGTTCCCTCGAGCACCTGAATGACCACGTCCAATAGGCCGACGATCATCAGTGGAATCGAGAGCTGCGGGACGAGCTGAAGGATCTTGTCGACCTGCTTCGTCAGGTTGTCGAGGGCCTCGACGAGGACCGATGGATCCGGCGGCGGGCCGAGCGAGTCCGGGATGGCGTCGGCGAACTTCTTGATCGCCAGGATGGTCTCGATGATGGTGAACACTGGCGCGAGCGGGGCCAGGGCGGCGTTGGCCTGCGCCACGAGCTGCTTGCCTAGCTGGAGCCCCGAGGGCGGCGAGAGCGTCGCTGGGAGCTGCGCGCAGATCCTGTTGCCGCCAGGGAACACCACGCACAGGCCGGACGGGCCGGCGATGATCTCCGCTGAGATGGTGCACGGGTCAACGAGCGGCATGGGCGGATGCTATATCGGATCGCTCCCCGCGCGAACCACCCTGCCGTTGATCTGCACCTGGCAGCCGACGATGTCCACGAGCCCGACCGTCTCGATCCTCACGGCCGCCGTGCCCTTGATCGTGATGCCGCGCTGCACAGCATCGAGCTCGATCCCGTCGCCGGAGCGCTTGTCCTGGATGAGCAGAGAGGCGGTGGACTCGTTGTCGTCGAAGACGACCAGCCACCGCTCCGTCTCGAGCGCGCCAACGAGGCACGCCTCCTCCGGCGGCCGGTCGGCGACCTTTCCTGGTGTCTCGATGGCGCCACCAGGAGCCCCCCAGTTGCCTCCGAGGTAGTACGGATGGTCCGGGTCGCCCTGGTTGAAGAACACGGCCACGTCGGCGCCCAGCGCCGGCACGAGGTTCAATCCTCGACCACCGCTCCCGCCGCCGATCGTGAGCGGCCACACCCAGCCGCTCTCCGGCTCGATGAGGCCAGGGATGCGGACCTTCACCCGGCCGAGCTTCATCGGATCGATCCGGTTCGTGACCACCCCGATGCACACGCCGGGAAGCCGCAGCCCGCCCTCTGGATCGTCGTACTCTGGCACCGCTATTCCTCCCGCTAGAACCCGGAGCCAGCCACGCCGGACTCGTCAATGCTCTGCGTGGCGGCCGGAGCCCCGCTCGCGTCCACGTAGCTGACAACGGCCGCGCCGGTCTCCTGATCGATCGACATCTGCGCCGTCAGTGGCTGGTCGAGCGACATGCCGGCCGCGATCTCCTCAGGCGTAGCCCCGGGCGGCAGTGGCTGATCGTTCTGGTTACCCACCTGACGTCGGCCACCGTCCAGCAGCTCGAGCCCGCTGACGACCTTGCTGGTCGTGTCGTGGCCACCGCTGCCGTCCGAGACGAGCGAGGCCTCCATCTTGTAGCTCCCTGGACCGATGACGTGCTTCACGGAGCGCACATAGTAGCGGACGGACAGTCGCTTGCCGAATCCGCGAAGCTCCACGATCGTCTTCGCCAGCAGCATCGGATCGCCGATGGTGCTGAGCTTCATCTTGACGGCCACCTGAAGGGCACGTCTTGCGATTCCAGAAGCCTCACGCACGGCGGCTCCGGCATCAGACGTCGGGCCCGTGTCCTCGACCTCGGTGTCGCGCTCGCGAAGCATCGGAGCCCTGGTCTCTGGGTCGATGACGATCTCGGGCTCCCCGGGCACCGGCTCCGGCTGCGTGCTCCACTGCGGCTCGGCCCCGTCAGTGGTCATGGCGACCTCCTGCACGGGCGTGAGCACGCTCTCGTTCGGCGCCTGAGCCGCGGAGTCGCCCTCCACGTCCTCCTTCGCGAGCGGATCCCTGGCTCGTCGCCGCACCCTTCCGGGCTTCGCCGTGAGGTCGTTCTCAACGTCGAACGTGATGACCTCGCCCATGCCAGGGTCGGTGTAGTAGTGGAACACGCGGGCCGGAGCGGCGGAGAAGTCGCGCTTGTGGAAGTGCATGCCCGTGCTGTCCACGTAGAACTGGAAGCCCTCGAGCCTTGCGAGCCGCATGATGAACTGCGCGTCCGTCAGCCCGGCCTGGTGGATCGCCGGGTAGCGAACCACGGTGTCCTCCACCACCTGTGCCGACTCGCCGAAGCCGTACTCGGCCGCGACCTGTCGCACGACCTCGGCCCGCGTTACGTTCTCGAACGTGCGCGCTCTGCGCCTCTTGTTCATCAGCTCGGCGAGCGACTTCGCCTCCACCGCGAGCGTGAGAGATCCGCTGACCTTGGTGATGACAACCTCGCGCGGAACCGACATGCGCCCCGGATAGCCCCAGCTCACAACGAGCCGGTTTCCCTTCTTCCACACCGGGTCGTCGAAGTTGGACAGGTCGCGGTTGCTGATCGAGAGCCTGCACTTGTCCGCGCCCTTCTCCGTGTCCTCGTACTCGAACGAGAGGAGCCGGTCGCCGAGGAACAGTCTGTGCTCTCCGGCGTCGCTGAGGAGGCGCACCCAGAAGCGCGGGGCGCTGCGATCGTAAGGTCCAGTCGTCACCGACCTCGCCTCTTCTCGCTGAACAGCTCCTCGCGAACAACGCGCTGGGATGGGATGACCATCACGCGGCCTGGCTCCAGCGGTATGGTCGGGTCGACCACCGGGTCCTCCTGAAAGTCAGCGATGACCCACCAGAGGCCCGCCGGCCTCGGCATGCCGCGGAAGTAGCGCGCCGCCAGGTTGAACAGCGTGTCCCCGCGCGTCACGACGTGCGTCCGATTGTCCTCGTACTTGCGGAACAGAAACGGGGAGCGGTCCGTGAGGAACAGGCGCTCGTCGCCCTGGCTCGAGTACTTGATCCCCTGGGTGAACGTGTGTCGGCTGAACCTTCGCGGCGGCATTGTCTCACCTCAGGCCGAGCCGAAGCTCGTCGTCGTTGTAGACCGACTCGGACGTGATGCGCACGTCGCGGATCTCGCTGAGCTGGACCTGCGCCCTGAACTCGACCGAGCGCGCGAGCCGATTGAATCGATTGTGCGTGATGTTGACGCTCCTGATCGAGCAGGTGAGGGCCAACATCCCCGGCCACACGAACAGCGCGCGCGGAGGTCCGCCGCTTCCCACCTCGTCTGCCACGCCGGTCGGGTAGGCGAGCGAGAAGAGGAAGCGGCGGTGGTGCTGCAGCTGCTCCTCGCTGACCATGCTCCGTGCCATGTAGTGCAGCTCGATGCTCACTGAGAAGTTGCTGGTGTGCGAGAACTGCGACACCTGGTGGCTGAGCCCCGGCACGGTCTCGTCGCCGTAGTTCGCCGACACGGACTCCGCCAGCTGTTCAGGGTTGGCCTGAACCTCGATGCCGACCCCTGTCGCGAGGTTGGTAATCGTGCAGCGCGGCGGGCGGATGATTGCCTGGTTGAGCATCTACTCCTCACCGATGGAGACGCGGCGCTGGAACGACGAGGCGTCTCGGCCACGCCCCACGCGCGACATCGTCTCCGCCAGCACGTCGCCGTCCACGCTGAACGACGCCTGCAGGTTGATGTTCTCCGGGCCCGTCGGGCGACTCTGCATCGCCGCAAGCGCATGGTTCAGGCCAGCAAGGCTGGACTCCATCGACTCGCGCCTACCCGATGCCTCCGCGCCGGCCGGGAACGGCTCGCTGCTGAACGGCATCGGCTGACGCCGGGTCTTGGTGATCCCAGCACCAGGCTCCCTTTCGCCTAGCGCGTCATAGGCGAGCCCGGCGAGCCGCGCCGGCGCCAGCGTGGTCCACGTGAGTAGTTTCACCACCGGCAGGTCGAAGAACTCCTTCACCTTGTTGATCATGAGCGTGATCGCGGTGAGGACGACCGTGGTGGCGTGCGCCATCCAGCCCAGCGCAGAGACCACGCCACCGAGCACGGCGGCAAGAACGATCCCGGCCTTCACGAGAAGGTTCATCGCTGCAGTGAAGCCGCTCACCTTGTCGTTCGATGTGCCGAAGCCGATCCCGAGCTGCACGAACAGCCTATCGAGCGAGTCGAGGAAGAGGGACACCCCGGGCTCTGCCACGTCCCAGAAGATCCTGGCCATCTCAACCAGCGTGGTGCCGAGCCTGGCAATCCACGTCACGCCCTCGACGAGCACGAGGGCGAGCTTGCCGATCGTCTCCCCGAGCGCGATACCGCGCGCATTGGCATCTGCGGACGGAGCGCCAGCAAACGCCTCCATCGAGTCGCCCGCGAACCCAAGCGCCCGCCCAAGCTCGAAGAACGCGACGACCAGCAGGTTGATCGTGTAGGCGTTCTGGTCCATGAACGCTCCGAATCCGCTCGTCAGTCCCTCGAAGAAGCGCTGGATGCGGAAGCCGATCGCGTAGACGTTGGAGATGAACTGGAGCAGCCCCTCGTTCTCCGCCTTCGTCAGCTCGGCCACGAGCGGCCCGGAAATGCGGCCGGATGAGAACAGCTGCGACAAGGCATCGAACGCCATGAACGCGTTGTCCTTGAAGCGCTGCAGCATGTCGCCCAGCCCGCCGATGTTCCTGCGAACTGCCACAGCGAGCGCACCGATGGCGACACCGAGTGCTCCTGCGGCAGCGATCACCGGCAAGGCACCGGCAGCGAGCCCTAGCAGCACCGTGCCGAGCACCTCCAGTACCGGGATGAGGAGCGTGATGGTCAGGGCCGCTGCCGTCATCCCGCCGAACGCGACCATGGCGAGACCGACGGCGCCGACGATGCCCATCATCGCCGTCTGCACGGGCTTCGGTATGGCATCAAAGACCCTGATCGCCACGTTCAACGTCTGCGTGAGAGCCTCGACGAACGGCGCGAACAGGCGCGCCGATGGCTCACCGAGCACAACGCCGAGCGTCTGCAGCGTGCCAGTCAGGAGCGTCTGCTGGCCCTTGAACGTCTCGAGCAGCTTGCCGGTAAACTCCTCCGTCACGCCGGTCGACCTCTGCATCTCCTCGCGCAGCGCGGCAATGGCGTCGCGTCCAGACAGCGTCACCTCTCTTCCATCTCGCATGGTCGTGAACTGCGCCTGCTGGATGGCGTTGAAGGCGAGCATGCCGCGCGCTCCGAGGGCATCCACTATGATCGCGTTGCGGCGCTGGTCCGTCATCCCGGTCGTCGCGTCGACGAGGTCCATGATGATGTCGACGGAGTTGCGCATCGCCCCGGTCTGCTTGTCGAAGATGTCGACCTGGGCACTTGCAACGGCCGCCTGCGCGCCCTGGTCCGATGCCAGGCGCCGGACGGCCTCGCGGAAGGCCGTGGCGCTCGAACTGGCGTCGATGTTCCTGTTGCGCAGGAGACCGACCGTGATGAGCACATCGTCCAGCTCGGTGCCGAACGTGGCGCCGGCAGCCGCCGCCTTGGCCAGCCCGGTCTCGAAGTCCTTGGTGGCGAAGTTGGTGAGCTGCGTGATCCGCAGCAGGCGGTCGGTGACGTTGCCGGCCTCCGTCGCGCTCATGCCGTAGGAGTTCAGCGTGCCCACGATCGCCGCCGCGGACTCGGCCATGCCCAGCTCGCCCAACGAGGCTGCTGCTAGGCCGAGAGTCGGGAGCAAGGTCTCCGTAGCCTGCTTGGCCGTCTGACCAGCCGTGGCCAGGCTGAGCAACCCTTCCACGGCTTGATCTGGGGAGAACTGCGTGGCGATACCGGCGTCGATCGCCGCGCGTCGCAGCACGACCATCTCCTCGGAGGTAGCTTTCGTCACTGCGCCGACGCCGGCCAAGGACCGCTCGAAGTTGCCCGCTTGGTTGGCGAGCGCGAAGAGGCCCGTGATCGTCCCGGCCCCTGCAGCCATCGTCGCAAGCGCGCCGCCGAGCCCGAGCGCTGCAGCCTTCATCACGCTCGCTGTCGCGGTGCTCTCGCGCGCCAGCCCGGCAATGCCGCTGTTGACCATGCGGATCTGCGCAGACGCCTGATCCTGGGCGGAAAAAATGAAACCCATGCCCCACTGATTTAGTGACACGGTTGGATTTGCCTTTCCGGCGAAAGGTTGCTATCAGGGTCGGCATGACCAAGTGGAAGCCTGTGCATGGATACGATAACAACTACTCCATCTCGGACGATGGCCGAGTGCGGCGCGATACCACGCGGACCTGCGCTCAACGCGGAACGTTCCTCAAAGAGTTTGCCGACCGCGACGGATACACGCGCGTCGCCCTCTCGCTGCCCGGGCGCGGGGGACGCCAGCACGTTGTCCATCGCCTGGTGTGGGAGGCATTCCATGAGGCCATTCCCAAAGGGCTGCAGATCAATCACATCAACGGAAAGCGGCAGGATAACCGGCTCGAGAACCTCGAGCTTGTGACGTGCTCCGAAAACATCCGCCACGCCATCCAGGTGCTCGGTCGCGACTATGGCGGAGCCAATAATCCATCGGCACGGCTCACCCCGGCCGAGGTGGTTGAGATGCGCAAAGAAGTGGCTCAAGGGTACAAGCGCGCTGACGTTGCCATCCGATACGGCATCACTATGGTGATGCTGCGAAACATCACCACCGGGAAAAGCTGGACCAGCGCAGGTGGCCCCATCACGCCATCTCGAGCGCTGGCTCGGATGCCACACGAAGTGCTCGCGCGACTTGGTCCCCGGGACGTTGCTGAAGCCGTCCGCCGCCATCGCGCAGGCGAGAGCGCAAAGGCGCTCGCTTGTGAGTACGAAGTAACCGCGACCACCATCCTGAACTGGGCCAAGGGCAGAACACGCCGAGGGTAGAGGAGCAGCCGCCACGGCTCCGATGTTACCCCGCCGACGGCTTGCCTCCTAGAGCCCTGGATTCAAGGCGCCGCCGCTCGCGCAGCCACTCCACGTGGCTCTCGATCTCGCCGAGCCCCATCTCCATCACGTCGGCCCGGGTGAACGAGTACCCGGACCCGCCGTGCTGCGAGTAGCAGAGGTCCCGGATGAGCTGGTGAACGTCCCGCCGATCGTGCAGCGGGAAGAGGCCGCCTACCGTCTCGCGGAGGCCCGGTTCCGTGACCGCGGCAGGAAGAACCCCGCATCGAAAGGGAGCGACACGTCCATGTACTCCCGGCAGCGCGGGCAGATGACCTCGAGCGCCGTGTCGATCCCGCCGTCAACCGCCTCGAACGCATCGAACATGGTCGTCAGGTCGGCGGCTCGGCAGTCCTTCAGGAACGCCGCCACGTCCTTCGGCCGCGCGATCACTTTGTCAGCCTGCTGGATGCGAATGATGCGCGGCACGAGCATGTCGATGATGGTCGGCGACTCCTGCACGAGCGACATGGCGGCCCGCTCGTCGGCCCCGACCGTCAGCTTGTAGGTCACCGTGGCGCCGTCGATGTCGACGCTGAACTCGTTGCCAGACTTGAACGCCTCGACGGACTCGGCCGGAAGCGCCTTCACCGGGAGCTGGTCAAGCGGGAGGTCCCACCAGAACTTCTTGCGCCGACACTTGCCGCCGCACGGCACCTGGAACTCGTACACGCTGCCGTGGGTCGCGACGCGGATCATCAGGAGCGTGTAGAAGCGATCGCACGTGAGGATCTCGGCCCACCGAGGTCTCCCGCCTTGCGCCAGCTGGTACGGCCCCGGGTCGCTCGTGCTCTGCCAGCAGGCGTCGAGTATCCGATCGAATGCCGCCCCGCTGGCAATGGCCGACTGGTCGGAGAGGATCTCCAGCTCCGCGCCCCTCAGGTGCCTGATGTCCCCGGAGAGCCCGGACGGACAGGTGATCGTGCTCATGCGTCGCTACCTTCCCCCGGTCGCCGCGAAAGGAGCTAGTCGGCGACCAGGGGCCGGAGCGTAGCGCATCAGCCGATGTCGAAGAAGTCCTGGACGAGGGTGATCGAGCGCACCACGTTCTCGTCGGCGTTGTTGTCCCAGGAGCCGGCGATGAACTTCTTGACCCAGCAGCTCTGGACCCGCCACCGCATCAGCTCGGCGTTGTCACGGTCGAGCTGCACGATGTCCGCCGTGCGACGGTAGAACGGGTCGATGAGGCCACCGTTCGCCGCGGCGTCCGCGCACTCCTTGAACCAGTCGAACAGCTCGAGGTCCTGCGTGGCGCCCTGCGTGAGCGTGATGTCGGGGAACGTGAGCCGCCCCGGGTCCTTGGCGAGGGCGATGAGGCCGCCGCCCTCCCACTGCTCGACCGTCGCAAGCTCCGCGGACAGCTCGGAGCAGTCCTGGAAGCCCGCGTAGCCGAGCCCGTCGATCTCGACGATGAACTTGAACTTCTTTGCGAACGTGCGAGGTGTCCCGAAAACTGGCATGTCTGCTAGCTCCTTCCTTGGTTGGCCTCAGAGACCGGCAGCCGCCAGCTCCTCATCGAGCGCACGCGTGTCCTGGCTGACCTTGATGATGATCCACTCGGTCGGCTTGTTCGTGGCCAGCCCGAGCACCACGTTCATTCGCTGCGCGAAGATCTCGCTCTCCGGGTTGATGCCGGGACCGACGTCCGTGTAGAACGAGGTCGACGGCGAGGTGCCGCGGAACGCGCCCTTGCGCCACTGCTGGAGCAGGAAGAGGTCCATGGACCGCTTCACGCTCGCGCGAAGGCTCGCGGTGCCGTTCTTGTGCCGCGCGTAGTCGATGCCGGCGCGGATCGACTGCTCGATGAACGTGACGCCCCGACGCTCGCCGATGCTCGGGAAGTTGCCGTCCTGCTTCAGCGTCTTCGTCCCGTCGACGTACCCGGGCGAGACGACCGGGTTGATGCACTCCGGGTACAGCAGGTCCCGCGTGGCCTCGTCGTCGATCTCGTCGGTCTCGGGCGCGACCACGCCGGCCAGCTTGAAGCCGCTGTCGGTCCCGGCGGGCTGGTCGTACACGCCGCCGTCGCGGCGACCATCGACGCGGGCCCAGAAGCCGGCGATGAAGCCCGAGAGCGGGACCGTGATCGTGGCCACATTGCCGAACACGGAGGCATCCGGGTTCAGCACCTTCCAGTGCGGCCAGTAGACGACGCCGAACTCGGACAGGCCCTTCAGCGCTGCGGTCGTGACCACGTACGTCTTGGCGTCCTCCTTGGAGAGCCCGGCCGGCGTGTCGATGATGGCCTGGCAGCTCCCGCCGCGCTCGTTCTCGCAGTAGGAGACGAGGGCCGAGGCCACGGCCGGCGTGGGCTGGTCGGGGCAGATGATGGTGCGGATGTCGGGGCGGACATTGAACGACTGCATGCCCGTCTTGCTCACGGACGAGCCGATGAAGTCGAGGTCCACGAGGCCCGTGAGACCATCGTCGCCGCCGGTCATCGGGCCGAACGGGACCGGCGCGCCGCCGACCAGCGTGCTGTTGGCGGGACGCAGGCCAAGGAGGTCGGTCGCCACGGCGTAGTCGGAGCCGTTGTCCGCGTCGTTGACTACGTCCTCGACGTACCGCTCCGCCCCGGGCGTGATCGAGAGGTTGGCGAACAGCTCCTTCGCCACGCCCTTGAAGTGGACTGCGAGGTTGAAGTCGTCGACGGCGCCGTTGGTCGCGGCCGTGACGACGAACTCGACGTCGTTGCCGTAGGCACCATAGCTCTTGCCGTCGAACTGCAGCGTGGCCGCGGCGGCACCGGTGCCGCCAGAGTGGAGCGCGTTGTCGAGGCCGAGCTCGTCGTCGGCCGTGCTCGCCGCCCCGACCTGCACGCTCGATAGCGCCCCGGTCGTGTTCGACGCGATGCGGACTGCTCCGGCGACGTTGGTCACGGTGCAGCCTGCCACGGCTGCCTCGACCACGGCCTTCACCTCGGCCACTGCCACGGCGTCGATGTTCGCCACGTTGCCCGTGCCAGCAACCGCGCCGGTCACGAATCCGAGGCGATTCACGCCCCCGCTGTTCGCGGTGCCGCCCGTCACGTTCACGCTGGAGCCGGAGCCGCGCGTGTCGGACGTGATCCGCACAGCACCAACGAAGACCGTGGCGAAGGCCCCGACGATCTTCGCGTTGATGACCGCCGCCACCTCGAGCGCCGTCGCGTTCGTGATGTCGACGAACTCGGCGGTGAGGAACGCGATGGACTGCACGGGCCCGCCGTCGATCGAGACGAGCAGCGTGAGCCCGTTGGTCAGGTCGAACGTCTCGACGTTCGCCGATGTGCGCGCTGCCGCAGTCGCGGTGAACGTGGCCGTGAGCAGGCCGCCGCCGTCGACGGCCACGAGCAGCGTGTCGCCGGGCTCGAGGTCGAACGGAGCGGTCGCGCTCCCGAGGATCGATCCGGGCGTCGGGGCAGTCGCAGCGCTCAGGAGCTGCAGCGTGGCCTTTGCCGCCGTTGCCAGCACTCCGCCGTCGAGGTCGGAGTAGTGCGCGGTGCGGCACGACCAGAGTCCCTGGCCGCCGTTCTGGTAGAAGCCACGGACCTCGCTGCACGCGAGCCCGTCGACGATGTCACCGCCGAACACCTTGAACCACTCCGCGAACGACTGCGTGTACACGCTCTCGCCGATCGGGCCGCGCTGCATGAGGCCGACGATGGCGCACAGATTGGTCGGGACGCCCTGGATCGTTCTGATCTTGGGCTCCTCTTCTTGGATGACGGTCTTGGATGCCAGGAGTTCACGGCCCATGGTTCACCTCAGTCCTTCTTGGAGCGCTTGTAGGATGAGAAGGACGGCTCGGGAGCCGCCTGCGGAGTCGGTGCGGAGCGCACGGCCCGGAGCTTGCCCTGCCTCACCGCCGAGGCAACGGACGCGATCTGCAGCGCGTCGTCGGGAAGCTCCCTGGACTCGCCAGGTGCCAGCCTGAGCGTGCCGGGATGCACTCGCCTCACCGTGCGCGGGCTCACCGTGCCGTCGGCCGCCTGGTCGAAGACCCTGATCGCCCTCTGCTCGAAGCCCCATGCTCCTCGATGGAACGTCGGGTGATCGAGCAGCACGATCGCAACCTGGTTCGTCGTGTTGGTTAGCGTGACCATGTTCTCCTCCGGGTCCGTCACTCCGCGATCGACGTCACCCTGATCTCCTCGACCTGAGCCGTGCGATCGACAATGCCCTCGTCCTCAAAGCCTGGCAGGTCCTCGATGTCGAACCCTCGGACGACGAACGTACCAGAGAAGGAACGCAGGTTCGAGTCACTCGCGATGCCGGCCACCTTCGGAAGCCCGCCCGGCGACCAGTCCATCTCGTACTCGACCTCGCCCATGCTGGGGTCCGTCGCGTCTCGGAGCATCCGCATCCGCTTGTTTCTGTGAAAGAACTGCACCACGAGCGACTGCAGGCTCAGCAGCTCGCTCTTGCTGTCCGAGACGCCGACGATGCTGAACCCGAGGTCGACCGTGTACGGGACCCGCCGCTGAACCGCCTCGCCGGCCTCGCCTCCCGACTCCGGGTCGAGGTAGTTGACGCTGAAGAACCTGTTCTCGTCCAGCTCAGGCCCGATCAGGGCGAGTCCAGGAAGCTCGGCCAGCTCCACGCCGCCGAGCGACAGCGGCTCCGAGTCATAGTCTGTGTGCGTCGAGGTCGAAACGTTCGCGATGGTCCCGAGGCGCAGCAGCCTGACAAGCTCCCGCACGAGGCGCTGTAGCTCCGCCGGCTCCGCGAGCTGCACGCGGCGGTAGCGGAGGGCGAGTAGTGCAGTCACGGTCTCGCCGGCGATCAGGTCACCGTTGTCGTCGAGGTTCTCCACGGTCACGTCGACCAGGCCCTCGCCGTACGTGCGGCAGGTCACGGTCGCCCCGATGGCCGGCTCGTCCACGAGCGACTCTGAGGCCTCGAGCACCAGAGACGACGTGGAGACGGTCGCCACCGAGTAGCTGCGGTTCGCCCTGGTCGAGTCGTTGGAGGCGGAGCCGGTGACGACCGCTCGGCACCCAGGCACGAAGCCGTCGGTGACGAACGAGCCGGATGCGCGACCGATGGTCCGCGTACCCGCAGTGAAGGTGTGCAGCGCTGCACTCGATCGAGCAAGCACCGGCGGCAGCGGGGATGGCGGCAGCTCCACCAGCAGCCTGTTGGAGCGGGGCACCAGGACGCGCCTGGATCTCGAGCCGCCGAATGTGACGCGAACAGTTGGCGGAGGAGCAGGCACCGGACCCGTGATCACGGTCGGGATCGTGCGCACCCGGAACCCGCCGCCGTAGACCGAGACAAGGTTGCCACCGGCCGTCGAGCAGATGCTCGGGGTGACCCGCACGATCATCGGCACCGCCATGGCGCCGATGATAGCACCGAGTCAGCGGCCGAGGAGCCCCGCCGCCTCGCCGACCACACGCAACATGATCCGCTCGGCTGTCTTCGCCCGGGTCGAGTAGTACTTCTTGAAGATGGGCGACAGGAACGGGCGGGCCGGGATGATGATGACCTTCGTCGACTGCTTGAGGCCGATGCCGGTGGTGGCCAGCAGGTAGGCGCGCATCTTCGGCGTGACTGGAACCTTTGCCCCGAACTCGTGGATCTCGGCGATGTTGACGAGCGACTTCCCGCCACTCTTGGCCTTGCGGCTGACCCCAACGAACGTCTCCATTGCCGGACTGTTGGGCTCCACGACCACGCTCTTTCGCAGCTCGCCCGAGCGAATGAGAGCCTTCGTGCCCCGGAACCTCGACAGCTTGCGCGCCCGGAGCGTGAACCACGAGAGCTTCTTGAATGGCTTGCCTGCCGGCGACTGGGACGTGATGCCGTCGATGATCTGCCGTCGGCACCACTGGGCCTCCTTGAACGTGCCCCTCATGATCGCGGCCTTCAGCTTGCGCTCGAACGAGGTCGGCTGCGTGGCACTCAGCGCGCGCCTCCAGTCACCAGTCAGGCGCATACTGAGGTGGAGCGGAAGCCCCTTGGGCGTGCTTCGCCTTCCGGCCATCAGCCCCTCACCGAGAGCTGCCGATCGGCGAAGATCATCAGCAGCAGGTTGCGACGCTGCCCGAGCCAACCGCCACCCGGAGTCACCGCGACGGCGAACAGGCCGGGCGGATCGCGGAACGTCTCCACGAGCGCCCCGCTCACCGGGTCGCGCAGCTCCGCAAGCCGGTCGCCGATCCTCAGCAGCGGAGCGCCGTCCGCGGCCACCAGGCCCTTCTCCTCCAGCTCCGCGTAGTGGAGCACGAGCGTGAGGGCCGAGGTCGGGCTCGCGCCCGTCGCTGCCTCCGACAGCCGCTCCGTGTCGGCCGGCTCGACCTGGGCCAGCAGGTCGACCATCGTCTCCCGGCGCGTCCCGGCGCCGCGCTCCGAGGTGTCGGCCTGTGCCACGATCATCGTCTCGCGAAACTCGTCGTCGTAGCCGCTCTGGAGCGGCCCCGCCCCGTCCGGATCGGCATCCGTGGCCACCGGGTCCAGCCGCCCGATCCGGGCCAGCAGAGGGAAGAGGAGCCGTCCGCGCATGAGCCCAGGCTAGCACCCCCGGGACGAACCCCACAGCGACCCCGCCCAGTGGGCACGCCGGAGGCCCCGTTCCTGCCACTGGGCTGCCACTGGGCTGCCACTGGGCTGCCACTGGACGGCATAACCCCGCCCCAAACCCAGCCCAGGCCGTTCCAGGCCCCCAAGGGCGCCCTGGGCGCCTGCGGTCATATATAAATGAATCCGCCTCGGCAGGATGCTCAGACGAGGGCGAGTCGGATCGGGCGCCGGTGCTGGAGCAGGATGCGGTCGATCGCGGGGTCGCCCGTGAGCGGCCCGATGCCCTGACGCCCGACCGAGGCCGCGTGCGGGTCACCGTAGTCAATCTGCTGGTCCCGCGTCTTGATGCTCTTGATGCCGCCGACCGGCGTCGGGTTCTGGAACGCGGCCCAGGCGCCGCCGAGGTAGCGCATCGACATGAGCGTGGTCGCGTACCGGATGGCCGCCGGGGTGCGCCCCTGCGACGACCCGTCGAACTCCGTGTAGCCGAACACGCCTTCGACGCTCACGTTGCGCTGGCCGCGCGGCCACACGCCCCGGCCCCGCATCTCGCGCCAGTAGATGCTCTCCGGTCGAGGCTGGTAGACCTCGATCCTCGGGTTCGCCCGATCGTCCGGGTCCAGCAGGTTCTCTGTGAGGTGGCGGTTGTAGATGACGAAGTCGGCCGGGTCGACCGGCTCGCCGTCCAGCGCGACTGCAGCCACCGCGATGATCGGGTGCTCGAAGAACAGGCAGGCCCCGTCCTCGCCATCGAGTGTCACCGTTAGTTCGCGCGGCTCGAAGAAGCGGCCCGTGTAGCGGTCGACGTCGCGCGACGCGAGGTCGATGGCGCGCAAGCATCGGTCGTCTGAGTACGTCAGCGGGACGCCCTCGTTGCGAAGGTCCTGCAGCGTGCAGTACCCGATGCTGGTGGCCGGCAGCGGCGACGCGAGCACCTCGAACTCCTCGATGAACGACTGCTCGGGAGAAGTAGGCGTGAGCCTGAAGAACCACCTCAGCTCGTGCGTGCCGAGAGGCTCGGTGGGCGGCGGGGTGTACACCGCCACGTAGTGCCCGGTCCCGATGCGCTGTCCCGCGGGGCACGGGTCCGTGACGTTCACCGCCTGCCTTCCGCTCGGCGGGTACACCTGCACGGGTGTCGGTCCCGTGACCTTCTCGAACACCTGGAACTCGAGCTGCGACAGGTCGGTCAGGACGCCGCTCACTGCGATGAACAGGTCGAGGACCGGGTTGGCGCAGTTGCTCGCCTGGCTTCGGCTCAGCGCTGGCACGAGCGAGAACGTAGCACGCGCTACAGCGTCGGGTCGACGCCGCTCGCCTGCACGAGGAGCCAGGCCGCGTCCGGGTCGTTCACCTCGAACTGCACCTGGAGCGTGTCGGCGGACTGGGGCGCCTCGAGCATCTCGAACCCGGCGAGCCCCGGGTCCTCCTCGTAGTCGTCGCCGCCCACCAGCGTGCCCCCGAGCAGTCGGACGCCATTGTGGTGCACCAGGAGCGAGCCGGCCAGGAACGGCCCCCCGGAGACGACGAAGGACGTGGCGAGCCCGTCGATCTGGCCCGTCACGTCCTCTGTGATCGTCTTCGTTGGAAGGCCGGCCACCTAGCTCACTCGTCGTCGCCGCCGTAGATGGCGGAGTCCAGCGCCGACTTGATGGCGCCCTTCGTCATCCTCTCGTCCACCCCGGCCACGCCGTACTCCTTCGCCGTGAGCAGGAGCTGCGTCTTGCTCATCGCGTCCAGGTCCGGGCCCACGTCATCGCCCTCCGCGGGCTCCGCCAGCGGAGCAGCCTCTGGTGGCGGCGGTGGTGCGGCTCGCTTCGTGCTCGGGATGCCGATGCTTCGCGGGTCGATCTCACGCACCTGCGGCATCCCGTCGAACACGCCCCTCACGGGGCCGCCCTTCGGAGTCGGCGACGCCTCCGGGATGGAGGCCGACGTCATCATCTGCCCGGCCCGCATGTATGCCGCGGCCAGCTCGGCGCGCGAGATGTCGGCGTACTGCTCCGGCGTCATCACCTGGAAGAACGCCACGCCGCTGGACTGCCGAAGCTCGCCGAGGTTCCGCGCCCACTCCTCCGGCATCTCGTACCATCGCTCGGACTCGAAGGTCCTGCTGCCGACCGTGTAGCGTCGACAGCAGGCTCCGGCTTGCGGGTTGTACGGCATGAGCCGCACGTAGAGATTCGTCGTCATTCCTGCGCTCCTCCCTCACCTTCCCCGTGAGCGGGGTAGAGCCCAGCGGGGTAGCCCGCTAGACCTTCGCCGTCAAGAGGGCGGCAGGCGTGAGCGTGGCCTCGTAGTCCTCGCTCAGCGTCGAGTTGAGCACCGCCAGGTTCTGGGCGGTGAAGTCGACATCGAGCTTCACGAGCAGCGCGATGAACTGCGTGTGCAGCTCGGTGAAGTCGTCCGCCGCGTCTCGCAGCGCGTCCGCGATGGAGGGCGTACCGTGGCCCGGGACAACGTTCACGCCGCCCTTGCCGAAGTGCTCGCTGATGTTCGCCATGAGTCTTCTCCTCCAGGCTCGCCGCCCTAGTGGACGACGACCCCTTCGATGACGAGGCCCGTGTGACCGGATAGGTTCACGGCCGCCGTCACCTCGACGCCAGGGGCGCCGCTGGTGTTGACGAAGCCCTGCACCTTGCCAGCGGCCGAGACCTTGAACCACCGGAGCGCGGCCCCGCTGTAGTGCGGAACCGTGGGCGACGAGACCACGGTCCCGCCCTCCAGCTGGTCGGAGATGTCGTACCCGCCCGTCGGGTACGACGTGTCGAGCGTCACGTTGATCTTCACCACGCGGAGCGGAGCCGACGGCATTCCGTTGCTCAGCGCGGCGCTGTTGACTGTGATGGTCATATCCTACCTCCCGCGCCGCCTACTGGACGGCCACGCCCTCGATGATGAGCCCGGTGTGTCCGCTCACGTCCGTCGTGTCCGTGGTCTCCACATCGGGAGCCCCGTTGGCTGTCTCGAGAGAGACGAGCATCCCGGCCGCCGTGACCTTGAACCAGCGCAGGTCGGCGCCGTCGTAGTGCGGCACGGTCGGCGATGACACGACCGCTCCGCCCTTGAGCTGATCCGACACGTCGTACCAGCCTATCGGATACGACGTGTCGAGGTCAACGTCGAGCTTGACGAATCGAAGTGGCGCCGACGGCATCCCGTTGCTCAGCGCCACAGCATTGACCGTGATGGCCATG